ATGGTTGCTACTATTGGCACTCACACTCTTACAACTGCTGATCACGTTTGGTTCAAACCAGACGCAATTACATTCTCTTGTGATACTGGTTCTGGACCAACTAACCACGCTGTTCCTGAAGCACATCATAGATTCTTTAATAAAGCTTGCCCAGTTATTGGTGCTGATGCAACAACAATCACATTGTGGGTTGGTGCAGGCGGAACAGGACAACAAGTTCATACATTCGTAAGTGCATTAACTAACGCTATTAGCGAAGTTACAGGTAACCTTGTTAAGCAAAATGTTAAACTAGCAGCAGCCGATACAGCAACTGCACTTGAAGCTAAGACTCTTGCACTGGTTATTGCTAATATCGTAGATGATAGATTGGTAATTCCAGATTATAGAGGATCACTTGATATATCACTTGGTCAGCAAACACCTTATCCATTACCAATTGCAAATGCTGCAACCGCTCCTCTTATGGAACCAAGCAGAACATTCGCAAGAAAGTCATTACAATGGAACAGAGAGTTTATTCAAGAAGAAGTTGTTAGATTTGTTCGAGATAATAACTACACTTACGACGAAGCAAAATGTGCTAGAGACGTAGGGTTCATTATCGATGCAGTTGCAAGAGATGTTCAGACTGGTTCTGATTATCCTTCACAATACTACGGTAGAGCTTATCGTGTAGGTACAGCACTTGCACAAAATGTAATTGAGTCTCAGTTAGCAGAAACAGTTGAAGCTATTGAATATGTAAGAGATGATATTTTACCAAGACTTGCTGGTGTAGCATTAACAAGAGCAACAGCAGCATTTACTAATGTAATCAATATCATGAAGAACGGTACTGCTGGAATTACTTACGATTACGGATTTGGTAATGTAGGTGCTTCAGACAATGCTGCAACAGACGGCTTAACTCTTAACATACCATTTATTCAACAAGAAGCAATTTCTTGGATTGCAGTTAATAATGCAAGCTTAGTATATGATGAAGCAAAATGTAGAAGAGATACAGGACTGTTAATTGAAGCTGCAGCTTATGATATTAGACATGGTTCTAATGTTGCAATGAGAGATTTTGCTAAGCTTTACTTTGAAAACGGTATTAACGTTGGATTACCTGAAGCACAAAGAGCACCAACTGCTGCTCTATATAATCACTTAGCATCAGTAGCAGAGGGAGTTGTTCTTAAACAAACAGTAACTCCTACTACTGGAAACTCAGTTGCTCAGGTAACTTCTGGATTCGGTAACGTTGTTGGAGCCTCAGGTATTGAAGTTGAATTACTGATTAAGATCGTAGCAGATATTATTGCTGAAGATTCATTAATTAATCTACCACAAGTTAGAGAAGCAGCAGTAACCGATGCATCTGCAACTGGTTATGATCAAGAAGAGTCAGTTGCTCTTATCCTTGGACGTAAGGATACACTTGGTGGAGCGGTTGTTCAATACTTAAGCGATAACTTTGCATTCCTACAATACTCTGAAGAGAGATGTCGTAGAGATACAGGTTATATTGTAGATGCTATATCACACGATATTCAATATGGTGGTAACTCTGCAATGCACGGTACTGCAGAACTTTACTTTAAGAATGCAATAAATGTCTTACCGATCGACCAACGTAAAGCAACAAGAGAAGCCTTCGAATATATGGCTAAAGTTGTTCAACATGTTGTACGTAACGAATATATCCCGCGTGATCTTGGAAATCAATTTAGCCCAACTGGTGCTACATATAATCCTGATACTGGAATCTTTACTTTAACACTAGGCACAGGACATAAGCTTAAAGCCGGTGATCATGTAATGATTGCTCCTGAAAGTATTGTATTCACATGTAGCTTAGACGGTGACATTGCTGAACATCCATCACCACAACTAGGTGATCCATACTATAATGCACCATATCCAATTACTGCAACCAATGCTACTACAATCACTATGCAAGTTGGTAAGGTTGCTTACGGTAAAGGTGGCGGAGCCCATACATTCGTAAGAGCATCATTAAATGCAATTACTCAAGTTATCGGCAACCCAATAAAGCAAGAAATGCCAACTATAGCAGCCAGAAGAACAATTGGTACTGAAGTTATGAACCTTGCATTAATGCTAAGTAAAGTTGCAGATGATAACAACCCAGCAGCAATACCTGCAAGAGTTGATCCATTCACAAACTGGATTGATGCAGATATTCTTGCTGCTAAGAACGCTATTGATAATGGCACAGTTCAAATGGCAACTGATCTACAAACATACATTTACGATACCTATAACGGTATTAGTTACTCTAAAGAGAAATGTCGTAGAGATGTTGGTACAATGATTGATGCATTATCACATGATGTTAACTACTCAACAAATTACGCTATGGTTCAAACTGCAGGTCTTTACTTTGTAAATGCTGTATCAGTATTACCGGTTGATCAAAGACAACAAACTGCTAGGTTCTTCACTGAATTAGCAGACACGGTAGAAAAGATCGTAATTGGTGGAACAATCGATACTGCAGTATTAAGTCACAGTTCTGCAACACAAGATACTACAACTTACACAGCAGCAACCGCGGTTGAAGCCGAAGAAGTAGCAGATCTTACAAGAATAGTTGAAGATGCAGTACGCAGAGATAGCATAGACGTTATCCCAGCAATTACTGATCCTAACACTTCTTGGGTTGACACTTCTAAGATATGGGCAGCAGCAGAGATTGATGATAATCTTGACGAATTAGCAGATGATGTAACTCAATTCTTGAAAGATACATTTACTATTGTTGATTACAGCAAAGCGAAATGTCGTAGAGATGCAGGATATATTCTAGACGCTATGAGCTGGGATCTTAACTACGGTGGTAACCTTGCTACTAGATGGAATGCAGCCTTCTACTTCTGGAATAACGAATTAAGAGTTCCTGAAGATACAAGAGCAGCAACTGCTCAAGCATATCGTCAACTTGGTAGAATCGTATCACAGGTTGTTAGAGGTACTTATCCTGGTCAGGTTATTAGATCAGAACTTGGTACTGAAGTACAGTCTACACAGGCAACTGATCTAGGCTTAATCTTCTATAACGCACTATTCTATAATACTGTTAACAAGCTTGGACCAACTATTAATCCAAACTTTGCTTGGGAAACTAATAAAACTTTCAACTTTGCTAAGGATATTCTTGATAGCAATAAGAGTAGAATACAACGTGAAGTACAAAGATTTATTACTGCAGAATATAAGTTTATTGATCTACCTAAAACATATCGTGATGCTGGTAACTTTATTAAAATTATCGGTAACGACTTTAGATATACTGATCCATCGCTTAATCCTACTAACACATATAATAATGCGCAAGGCGGAGCAGGTGCAGATGCAGCTTCAAGATCCTTCGTTGGTGCATTGTTTAATATTGACGCTCAACACGTATTCCCAGTGTTTAATCCACCGGCAGCATTTGCTGATTGGCGTAAGCTAAGATTTAAAGGTACTGTTGTTGATGCAGCAGCACGTGATCTACTTACAGCAGTTCCGGCGACAAGCACAGTTAAGAGATGGGATTGTTATATTATCCCAACTGATAATAATGTAAATCGTTATGTAGGAGAAATATTCTACTGGACTGGTACAACTTGGGCAGCAGCTGGAACAAATAACACTGAGTTGTTAGCAGCCTTCACTGGTGCTTGGACACAGATGAAAACTTATATAAATAACAATATTGCTCCAGACACACCACACAGAACAATGGTAACAGAATTGATTGATAACGTAATTATAGATAGTATTATACGACCTGACTTCTTAATCTTCGGATCGTTGGTTGAATCTATTGCTCACCAGTTTAACGGTGCATCGGCAGGTGTTAACAGAAACGCCTTACCGCTGAACTTCAGAAACGTGGGTGCTGCTATCGGTGCTAATGCTTCGGTATTATCAGAAAATGGTGGTAGAATCAGATGGTCTGGATCAGATGAATTAAATAACCAGTACTTCGCACGAGGTCTTAAGATTAATGGTAGAACAGGTCGTATCGAAGGTAGACCGTTTACATCATCAGTACGAAAACTCGCAAGAAGAGCTTCTAACTCAAGGGCAGCACTATAATGGCAATTATTACAATAAAAACATCACAGGCACCTGACGCCAAACCAGTCGCTAAAACATTTATGTTAACGACTAACTGGCTGCCTATGATTGAAGTACCAAACTATGAGGTCCCAGAGCTAGTCTTTGGGGGTTCAACAACAGTAGAGCCAGGAGTTGGCGAAGTTATTTCTCCTCTTATTTTATGTAATATTACTGCAAACACGGTTATGTGTGATGTAGAAGTACATAGAGAAGAGACTAACGATGAGTTCTATCTTATTAAGAACTTACAACTCCCAGCTTATGACACAATTCCATTGCCACTTAACGGGCAATTCTTTAAATCAGGCGATTTGTTAAATCTTAAGTGTTCAGTTGATGACGCAGTACATGCAACATTATCATTCACACTAGGACAAGCCGAAGAGGATGACGTATAATGGCATTTAGATCAATCAGCGGAAGCAAAATTGTTGGGCAAGGCAGACCGCAAGCCGTACCAATACAGTTGGATCCGGTACCGTACGAAGGTGCGGTTGCATACGGAGCTGACGGCTTAGTTTATGTTTCAAACGGTACCGCTTGGAACGCGGTTGGTCAAGGGATACAAGGAACAGAAGGATTACAAGGTGACGGCGGAATTCAAGGTCTGCAAGGCACATACGGTCCTGGTTTTGATGTTATTGGGTCGGTTGCAGATGTTGACTCAGGTGGAGATCCACAAGCAACATTAAATACTGCTTTCGCATCAGCTACTGTAGGTCAAGCAGTTATAGATGAAGCTGATGACGAGCTTTGGGTTTATGATGGAACAACGTGGGTTAATGTTGGTTCATTCCGAGGCGTACAAGGTTTTACAGGTTTACAAGGTGACACTGGTGCACAGGGCGAAAGAGGTCCAGATGGTATTCAGGGTTCACGTGGTTATCGTGGTTTCCAAGGTTTCCAAGGACCACAGGGTACTACAGGTATTCAAGGCTTGCAGGGCGTACAGGGGATGCAAGGGACACAGGGACCACAAGGAGTGCAAGGTGTCCAAGGTATCCAAGGCGACTTTGGTATCCAAGGTACTCAAGGACCACAGTCAATCCAAGGTATGCAAGGCGTTCAAGGCATTCAAGGTGATACAGGTTTCCAAGGATTTAGTGGAGATGATGCTGGTCACGTAGTAGAATATAGAATAGACGATGGTATTGTAGAAGCCGATCCGGGCGCTGGCGATATGATCATGAACGGTGCTGCTAATCCAACCGATAATTTCAGCGCAGTTACAAAAATATGGTTTAACGACGAAGCTTTCTATAGTGTAAACTTAGAAGGTCTCTTCACTGCTATTGCAGCGGTTGGTACTACAAATAAAGGTATTGTGAAAGTTACTCTTCGTAATAACCCGTCAAATTATATGATCTTCCAGATTCAGGGAGCAACTGATAGAACCGGTTATTGGGAATTTGATGTTACTTTCTTATCAGGCGATGGTATTAAGAGTGATTTTGTTCAATTAAATACCCCATCAGCAGGTATTACTCAACAGCTTCCAACTCTCGTTGCATTCAGTTTAGCTGGTGATCAAGGTATTCAAGGTACTCAAGGCGTACAGGGTCCACAAGGAACTCAAGGCGTACAAGGAGTGCAGGGTGTTCAAGGCATTCAAGGTGCTCAAGCTGCACAAGGTATTCAAGGCGATACTGGCATTCAAGGGATGCAAGGAACTCAAGGCCATCAGGGTATTCAAGGCGATCAAGGTTTCCAAGGCGCACAAGGTACACAGGGACATCAGGGCACACAAGGTGCTCAAGGGATGCAAGGAACTCAAGGCCATCAGGGAACACAGGGTTTCCAAGGCTTTCAGGGTTTACAAGGCGGAACTGGTACACAAGGATTCCAAGGTACACAAGGACATCAAGGAACACAAGGCATTCAAGGTGCAGTAGGTCACTACGGTGGTTTAACTCACGAGTGGAACTTTGTAAGTAATATTACAGCATCTACTGATCCAGGCACAAGCGGTTGGAAACTCAACACAAACAATGTTACAACTGCTACAGTCTTAACACTTGACGATGTTCCATTAGATAACTATACTAATGATATCGATGAAACGTTTGATTGGTTAGCTGCAATTCCTGGAGCTAGTAAAGGTCTTATCGTAATCGAAAGTTTCGATGATGGCACTGGTCCTGCAGGACACCATCAGGTTGTATACGAATTCTCAAACTTTACTTGGGACGGTAGTGGTAAAACTTTTGGTTGGTTCGATATTACTTATGTTGGTCAATACGGTGTAACAAGCACAAGTTGGGCTACTGATGTAATCGGTGGTGGCCACGGTCCTAAAACATTAATTAACTTTATTCCACGCGGCGATGCTGGTATACAAGGTATAACCGGTTCGCAAGGTGTTCAAGGTTTATTAGGATTCCAAGGTACTCAAGGAGCACAAGGTGTTCAGGGTATTCAAGGATTCCAAGGTACTCAAGGAGCGCAGGGTATTGCTGGTGCATACGGTGGAGCATCATTCGAATATGACTATACTCCAGATGTAACACCTACAGGTCCTGCCGGTGGATTAATTAAATTTAACAATGCTGACGTTACATTAGCTTCAATCATGCGTATATCTGATACCGAAACTAACGGTTCAAATATTGACGCTTATCTAAGAAGTTTAGACGATGGTGGTTCTGCAGTTAAAGGTTACATTAAAATTGTATCTATCGCAGATCCAGCAGAATTCTTATTATATAGCTTAACTGGTTTAACAGAAAATGCTTCATATTACAATTTTAATATTACATATCTAACAAAATCTACTAATGCTGACGCTACGTATTTTACAAACAACACTGATATTATCTTTACTTTTACAAGAGCTGGTGATATTGGTTTACAAGGTATTCAAGGTTTACAAGGTGTTCAGGGTACACAATCAATCCAAGGTTTACAAGGTGAAACTGGAGCTGGTACTCAAGGTGTTCAAGGTTTATTTGGTATTCAAGGTGACTTAGGTATTCAAGGTTTCCCAGGTCCGATTGGCCCACAGGGTGTTCAAGGATTCTATGGTTTACAAGGTACAGGCGGTTTACAAGGTGGTACTGGTGGATTTGGTGGTGTAACATTTGATTATACTTATTCTACTGATACTGCAGCAACTGACCCAACACCTGGCTATTTAAAATTCAATAATGGTACAATGGGCTCAGTATCCAAAATGTTCATCGATGATAGAGATGATAACTTTGTAGATATTCAGCCGTTCCTTAGAACAGTTGATGATTCAACAAGCCCTATCAAGGGACACTTTAAAGTATCAGAAAAAAGTAATCCAGAAAACTTTTTGATCTTTACTATATCTGCGTTATCTGAAGTGTCTGGTTACTTTGATATTGATTCGGCTTTTGTAAGTGGTTCAGTATCTAACTTTTCTAATGATGCAGATATTATTATTACATTCGCCAGAACAGGTGATGTTGGTCCAAGTGGTACTCAAGGTTTACAAGGCTTTGAAGGTTTCCAAGGATCACAAGGTATCCAAGGTGGACCAGGTGAAGCTGGTACCCAAGGCTCACAAGGATTGCAAGGTACTCAAGGTTTCCAAGGACAATCAGGATTTGTCGGCGGAGATGGTACTCAAGGTTCACAAGGTGTTCAAGGCCCACAAGGCATGCAAGGTGTTGCTGGTGCTGACGGCGATGAAGGTTTCCAAGGATCACAAGGTATCCAAGGTTTCCAAGGTATGGAAATTCAAGGTGTTCAAGGATTCGACGGCTCGCAAGGTTTTGCAGGTGTTGGCGCAACTGGTATACAAGGTTTCCAAGGTATACAAGGTGATGCTTTACAAGGACATCAAGGCATACAAGGAAACGACGGTCCAGCAGGATTTGGTCTTCAGGGTATCCAAGGTCCACAATCAATTCAAGGTACTACAGGTGACGAGGGTATTCAAGGTCTTCAAGGAAACGAAGGTGTTGGTGACGCTGGTGTACAAGGTGTACAAGGTATTGATGGCGACGACGGTGCTCAAGGCTTCCAAGGACTTGGAGGCGAAGGCAACCAAGGTATTCAAGGTTTCCAAGGTGCAGCTGGTGTCGGCGATACAGGTTTGCAAGGTCTTGGTGGTTTCCAAGGAATGCAAGGCTTAATCGGTGATCTAGGCGAAGGCGGTTCACAGGGTGTTCAAGGCTTCTTAGGTATTCAAGGTTTCCAAGGTCTTGGTGGTGGATTAGGTAACGACGGTAATCAAGGTGCTCAAGGCTTCCAAGGTGACTTCGGTTTTCAAGGTCCTCCAGGACTTGGTAGTCAAGGTTTACAAGGACATCAAGGTTTCCAAGGCGATCTCGGTGTTCAGGGTTTCCCAGGACAAGGTACGCAGGGTATTCAAGGTACACAGGCTGCTCAAGGTTTCCAAGGTGAAAGAGGTTTCCAAGGTACTCAAGGTGCACAGGGATTTGGTCCTGAAGGTGGAGTTAACAACCTACAAAACATTCACGATACTGGATTACAAGATACTCCTGTATTCATGGCTATGTTCGAAGGTGGTAATCCATCTAGACCACTTCTGGGTACAATAGGTCCGAATCCAAACGGTGAATCAAACTTCTTCTATACTAGTGATGTAGATGAATTAACAGTAGAAAATATTCAAGTTGAAGGTAATATTACTGTTGTTGGTACACTAACCGCATCTGGTCTTGCTGGCAACCAAGGTTCTCTACACGTACCAGACGATGTTGTGATAGGCTTAGGTAGTATTGCTAGTTCTCCTTATACGTCATTGGTATACAACGCTGCTACTAGTGCATTACTAGTAAAAGGTTCGACATCTAATATGACTAAGATTAGATTCACGAATGACAGTAGTGTTGATATATTTACATTCGATCAAACAACTGGTGACTTTACTGCAACTGGTGATGTGAATGCTAACTCAGATGAAAGACTGAAAGATAATATAGTATCAATTGATACTGCTCTTGAAAAAGTCTGTGATTTAAGGGGTGTTTACTTTGAAATGAAATCAAGACCTGGAGTTAGAAAGGCCGGTTTCATTGCTCAAGAAGTTGAAAAAGTATTACCAGAAGTTGTATCAGAGAATGATGAAGGAATTAAGAGTGTTGCTTATGGTAACATTACTGCCCTCATAGTAGAAGCGATTAAAGAACTTAAAGACGAAGTTAACGATCTTAAAGGTTAATAGAATTTATACTCACACTTTAAAGGGGGCCTAGTGCCTCCTTTTTAGCTTAACCTGTGGTCGCTCTATTATAAATAAAGAAAAATGGTTTAATAAAAGAGATATAACATAATGAGTTCTCAACTAAACATCTACATAGATCAAGGTACAGATTTTAGATTAACCGTCGAATTGTTCGATGATGATGATCTAGATTTACCGATCTCAAATTATTCTTTCTATGGGGATATAAGAAAACTGTACTCTTCAAAAAGAGCCGCTGAGTTTGAATTTGAAAAAAATAGTAATGATATTACTTTAGTAATCGATGCAGATATAACTGCACAGCTAAAGCCAGGAAAATATCAATACGACGTTATTATGAAAAAACCAACCGGGGAATTGTCAAAAATCGTTGATGGACTAGCAACAGTCATATCAACAATTACGGAGGTATAAGTGTGACCGTAAAAGTTAAAGTTGGTCAAACTAGAAACATTCGTCTAGTAGCAGCAGGCGAGAAAAGACCGGTCATCGTTCCTGATTCTATTGCACTAGGAATAGATACAGTTGGTGAATATGTTCGCGCCATAGACGGCGGCCAAGGTATTATCATTACTCCAGAAAGTGATGTTGAATCCGCAAATCTAGTTATATCACATTCAAATACAAGTTCTATTGCAAATACTGTTAATGGTAATTTACAATTTGTACACAACGCTACGTTTGATCAATTCGGTCACGCCACTTCGTTTACAACCTCAGGTTTAAACGCTAATAACTTTATACTCGATAGTAATGTTATTGGTTCTAAAAATATTACACTTGGTAGTACAGAGGTTACGCTAGGTGGAACAACTCCAGAATTAAGAGATCTAACTCTTGCAGAGATAGGTGAATTTAGTATTTCTGCTAATACGATATCTGTGCCAGGAGATCTTAATCTCAACTTAGCATTGTCAGATGCTGTAGTTAATATCGGTACACACCGAGTTATTAATGTTGAAGATCCTGTTGACACATTAGATGTAGTTAACAAAAGATATTTAGAATTTGAATTAAGTCGTGTAGTAACAACCATTAAGGTGTTAGATGATCCTATTCTTCCCTCTGATGGTGCTAATAAAAGATATGTAGATAATATTGTAAAAGGTCTTGTAGTGCGACCATCAGCACTTGGTGCTACTACAGGTGATCTTGGAGCTACATTTGCCACCGGCAATACTATCTACTCAGACACACTTACCATTGATCCAGTAAATATTCTTTATATCGACGATATTACTACTTGGGATGTTGGTGATAACCTAGTTGTTAAAGATCAAACAGATGCCACTCAAAACGGTTCATACGATCTTATTCAACAGGGTAGTGCAAATACTGCTTGGGTATTCCAAAGAACAGTTTGGTCGAATGAAGATTCAGAGATTGCTGGTTCATACGAATTCATTACTGACGGTACACAAAACGGCCAAACAGGCTGGGTTATAACTGTAGACGATGCTTCATCTTTTAATATTAATGATGATAATATTAATTGGACTCAATTCCAAGGTGAAGGTACATTTACTGCTGGAAACGGTTTAACTCTTAATGGCACACAATTTAATGTTGCTAGTACTTTACCTCTTACAGGAATTAATCCTACAGGTGCAGGCGATGTTCTTACAATTAATGGTGATGGTGCATTAACCTTACCAACTGGTGAATCAAGTGATCGCCCAACTGCCGCACAAGGTATGGTACGATTCAATTCTACTGATGGCCAATTCGAAGGATACGATGGTATTGCTTGGTCTGGTCTTGGTGGTGTTATTGATGTCGATCAAGATACTAAAATTGTTGCAGAGACAAGTCCTGGATCTGATAACGATCAAATACAAGTTTATGCAGGTGGTACATTATCTGCAACATTCGGTGATACAAGAGTAGACTTTACTGGTGATGTTGGTATTGCTGGTAATCTTACAATTGGTGATCAAGATTCAGATACAGTAGCATTTGCTGCAGACGTTACTTCTCATATTATACCAGATCAAGATAGAATTTATTCATTAGGTTCTGCATCTAAGAACTGGCACAAAATCCACGTAGATACAGTCGCAAGTTCTGACGGCGTTATTAATATGGATGGAACTGGAGCAGTTAAGTTCCCTTCAGCAAATACTGCATTGAGACCAGTTGGTCCTGCAGGTATGTTACGATTTAATACAGAAGAAGGCAGATTTGAAGGATACGACGGTAGTATCTGGGCAGGTCTTGCTGGATCAGTTATTGACTTAGATAAAAATACTTATATCATCGCTGAAACATCGGCTGGTGCAAATAACAACGAATTAGATTTTTACACTGATGCTATTCAAAGAATGCAAATTGGTGCAACTGGTGATTTAACATTCGGTTCTAATCTTGATAAACTGATAATTAATTATAACACAGGTGATATGTTTGTCAATGGTAAATTGACTGCAACTAACAATTTAGTTATAGATCCTGTTGGTAATATTGACGTTAATAGCAATGTGTTAACAGGTCTTCCTAATCCTGTAAATCCAACTGATGCAGTTAACCTTGGTTACTTAGATACACAGTTCTCGTCTGGTTTAACAATTATAGATCAAGCTAACACTTTTACAGATGGTGTTAACTTACTTGCAAGTCCAACTTTTGATCTTGGTCGGGGTCTTGAATTAATAGATCTTGATACACCAAATAACACATTCAAGTTTGGTCTCGACGCTCCAATGACTGGATCTACAGGAATGTACGGTACTGATGGATTTACTCCTCGTATTCGTATTACTGAAGATGGTCGTATTGACTTTGCTACAGAAATTCCGTTAGAGCTTCAAGCGAACGCGATTCCTAACTTCACAGAAACATCTCGTGATATTATTGCTCTTATGTTTACAGATGGTACACATGAAGGTGTATCAGTAGTTAACGATGACGCTAACGATGTTATACATATCTATGCTAACGACTTTAATATTGTGTTGGATGGAGATCTTAGTGGTCAATCTACTGTTTCAAGATTAACTAATACTACAGTTACTGCAAATATTACAGCAGATTATATCTCACATGTAACAAGTGACGCTGCAAATTCTGGTATCATTGTTACTCATACTGCAGGACCAAGTTCTAACTCTGCTATTGAACTTGATTATACAGAACTTAAT